AGAAACAACAGCAACAACAGCAACAACAGCCACCTCAAGCACAGCAACAACCCCAAGGAGGACAATAGGATGACAGAGAAAGGAGTAAAAGAACTACAAAGAGAATTGAAAGCAGCAGAGATGCGACAGAGAGCAGCACATAGAGATACAGTCACGAAGAACCGTGACTATTCCATGTATGCTGGACCTGAGCCGGGACAGGAGAGAAACACTCCCCCCGGCGCAAGGGACATACCCGACGTAATCACACTACCCAAGAGAAAGCCGTTGAAGAAAGAGAACATCCCTTGGTGATGACATGGATTGGGCCTCTGTCTTGAAAGTAGACAAGCCCAAGAATGTTCTAGAAAGAGATGAAGTCACATCATTTGCCCCTGCAAAAGAAAGAAGGGTAGGTCCACCTACAAGGGACCAAGCACGACAAATGGAGCCTACTCCTGAGATGGCAACAGGAAGAAAGAAGAAAGAAGAAGAGCCTAAGTTGATGCAGTATTCTATACTCATAGGTAAGATACTAGATGAGTATTCAAACAAGAAGGAACTGACCAAGAAGATATACAGAGACATCGTGAAAAGCCGTGACATATACTCAAACATACCACGCGATGAGGGAGAACTGATACAGGATTTCGATATGTTCTCAGTCAAGACCTTGGATAACTTCGACGTATATCCGTCTCTGCAAAAGAGACTGGGTGCTAAGAAGGAACTCAATGATGCTGAGAGAATAGCATTACAACTGATATCTAAACTGTCAAAGAGGTATGCTGGTGGCCTTGATGGATATGAACTGCTTAGGGAGATGCACAGCAAGATACCTGAACTGAGCCGTAAGAAAGTCGATGATAGAATGAGGCAGGACATACTCACCACGATGAAACCTGTGAAACTGACAATGGACGAACTAACCTCGAACCTAGAGAAACTTAGTAATTTCAAATACCTAGACAACGATGAGGGAGCAGCGAGTCTCATAGCACTGAAGAAGGAAGTGGAGGATGAGACAGATGCATTGGAAGACAGTGATGAGTTCGTTGAGATGGAAGAGAACAAGAGGAAGTTGAAGAAAGAGAGAGATTCTCTAGAGAGACTATCCAAGAAACACATTCAATATCGTGATATGAACCCTGAACAACTAGATAGATTGAGACAACTCAAGGAATATGATGTTCCCTCAGATGAGGAAATGCAACAACACAAGAAAGACTTGGAAAAAGGCAGGAAGAAAATCAATCTCTTGAGAGATAGAATATCTGAGTTGGAACCTGAGATTAGAGCAAAGACTGCTCAATTGAAAGAGAACAAGAAAAAACTCTTGGGATTCGAGCAGCAGATATCAGGTGTCATTGAGGGAATTGTCGATAAACTAGATGAGTTGGAGGCAGACGGACAACTATCTTTTGACAATATTAAATCATTTAAGTTTGTAAAGATACTAGTGCCATATGTCGCTCTTGCCGAAGAACTAGATTTATATGTTGACAAGGATGCAACTGATTTCATGGCTATGGCTCAGGTGTCCGTGGGTAGTGAACTTGACCTAGATGCAATGTTGAGGGAGGTGAAGGCAAATGAGTGACTGGATGGAAACAATACGAAAGGAGAACTCGCCGTTATTGGAGAAACTAGACCCCAAGATGAAGAAGCGTGTCAAGAAAACTCTACAGGCAGCACAGCCAACAGAGTTCTTCGGGCAGGACTTCACCAAACTAGGAAATCTGCTTGAGACGGTAAAATCAGTCGGGGTCGAGAAGAGCGAGAACAAGAAACTAGAGGCTATGGAGGAAAAGAACCTTGAGATAGTAGCCAGTGCCGCTGAATTGAGGAAGGACTACGAGACTCTATACAATCAAATACGAGGTATGATTTACCCAAAGAAGAAAGGTGACTTGAGATGACAGAAGAGAATGAGATGATGCTACTCCTGAAGGAGTTAGTCGATAAAGTGAAGCAGTTAGAGAAAGCCGTATACGACAAGGACAATCTGTTGATGAAGTCAGGCTATGTCGTAGTTGATACTCCAACACCAAGCATGTCTGCTAATGGTGTTCCCATAGGGGATAACATCTCCAAGATGTCTTGGGATGACATACACAAGATGGTGGAGAACGTAAGGTGATTATATGATACCGGAGAAAGTGACGATTGAGGAAAAAGCAAGAGAGATGGTAGCGAAGGCAAAGGAGACACTAGACCACTATCAGCATCTAGGTCAAGGAGAGGATGTCACTGGTGAAGAGGTCAAGGTGAAAAGACCCGCAAAGAATCCTAAAGAAGAGAAAGTAGAGAATCCTGATGCTGGCGAAGTAGTAGAAGGGTAAGACATGACCACTTCAGGAGTTGCGTTTGAAAAAGACGCAGCGTTTACGAAGCGAGTCCTTGATGTCTTTGAGAAGATACGCTTCTCGTATCTCTCTGCGTTGGAAGACCCAAAGGAATACAGGAACGAATGGAAAAAGGCAGTAAAGAGTGTTAGGAAAACATTCGATGACTTGAATGACTTCACCCGCGAGATGAAGAAATTCGTTGATGACCAATACCTCTTTGATGATGAAGTGGAGAACCCCAACAGCATACAAGCGAAGAAACTCTATGATGATATCAAGAGGATGAGATTCTCATCAAAGAAGGTAAGTGACCCATTCAGTGAACAACTCGGAGACAATGTTCTCGATGAGTTGTTAGAGGATGAGAGCATGATGATTGCATTCCTCCACTATGCGATAAGAAGCGAGACTCTACCGATAAAGGAAAAAGCATGGAAGAGCCAAGGACTGAAGCCGGATAAGATAACATCGGGATACAGGGGATTGGACCTACAAGTGGATGATATCGCCCTATACATAATGGAGCATTATGGTGAGGGTAAAGACACTGAGAGAGTAGAGGATAAGGTAGAGGCAGCGATGAAGAAACTAGAGAAACTCTATTTCGAGGACCATACAGAGGAAGAGTGGAAAAACCTAGTTGCCCTAGACAACAAACTGAAGAAGTCAGAGGAAGAAAAATCAGAGGTTGATTTCTACATTCCAAATAAACCGATGTACAGAATATTCGAGATAGACGATATGAAGTACATCAAGGGTCTTTCCGGTGAGTTCGTAGTGCAAGAGAAGTATGATGGGATGAGAATTCAGATACACAAGAAGGGCAGTGACATCAAGATATTCTCATTCAACAAGAAAGACATCACTGACAAATGCAAGAAGCAAGTCGATGAAATGAAGAAGAGACATTTCGGTGATTGTACATTAGATGCTGAATTAGTTGGATTCAAGGGAAAAGAGGACGTACATCGTGCTGATGTCGTATCTCACATATTCAAGAAGGAAGTACCTGAGTTAGAACTCAGAGCGCATGTGTTCGATATAATGTATCATGAGGATAAGGTTGTAGCAGAAGAGCCTCTCAGAGAGAGAATAAACATCCTGTTCTATCAATACTCACAACACTCATCCGAGAATCTAGCATTCCCCTCCAAGAAAGATACGAGGATAGCGGATTCCATTGAAGAGGTGAATAAATACGCGAAGGACATAATGGAACTACCAGCGTCTGAAGGAGTAGTAATCAAAGATATAGAATCAACCTACTATGTTGGAATACAAAAGAATCCCAAGTGGATTAAGTGGAAGAAGTTCGTTGACTTGGATGTTATAGTCCTAGATAAGAAGAAGACGAACAGCAACCTCTTCTCATATTCCTTGGGCATAGGACCAGTCACAGCAGAACAGGCGAGAGAAAACAAGACAGTGGATATGGACGATGTAGCATATGTCCCCGTAGGTAGAGCATTGAATACAAAGCAATCTGTTGATGTGGGTTCAATAGTGAGAGTGAAGGTAGATGAGGTGAGAAGAAACGGAAAGGGATACTCCCTTTATTCTGCCAAGGTCATAGAGATACCTGAAGTGAAAGAATCAGATAAACTACAGACATTGGAGATACTGGCCGATGAGAGCAAGAAGTCTCTCATAGAGGAATCAAAGAATTACTCCGTAAGGATGGAGGGGCTGAAGAAAGCCATAGTCACCGATGGAATACATGGTGATGCGGAGATAATACTCAAATCAGATTTAGATGGCTTTCAGGTGTATGGTATCGAGGGGGATGACTTGATGGCTAAGAATGCACTATATGACATAGACATATGGAAAGAGGAATTGACTGAGGTAATCAAGACCATACGCTCAGAACTTAGAATGGGAATATATCAATTCCTAAAGCAAAAAGGGACACCAACAACATACAAGGATATCCTAGAATTTGTCAAGGAAAAACACGCAGATAAGTTTGAGGGATACGCCTTCGATGGCGACCAACAGAAACTCAAGAAGTGGATGATGAATCAAGAGCAATTCGTATATGATAAGACAAAGGACACATTCGAGGAAAATGAAGAGGTCATCGCAAAGGACGCTACTCAGAAGATGGGAAAGTTCGTTGTCAACAAGAGGAAAGACGACAATCTAGACTTAGTTCTGATGTATGATGACATGACTTTTGGTTGGACTATTGACATAGATAATGATGAAGATATATTCAACTTGTTCGGTAAATCCAATAAATACCCCGCAGAGATATCCACGAATCTACAGAACGGATACAAACTAGATGAGGGAGATGTGGAGTTTGGAGTACAACGACACGGATATCATGAGTATAGATTAGATGGTGACAAGTTCAAGACGAGACTACATGCTAGGGTCGTACCAATAGACGGTGAGGATTCTTGGGTGGTATTCACAGGGATAAAACAAGAGATGCTTGATTCATCAGAGGATGATGGTTTGATTGACATAACTAAAGATAGGAATAAAAAGTTAACACTATCTAATGTTAACTGACGATTCTATTAAATACCATAAATGTGAATAAGCGCAATCGTGCTAGAGCAGCCAGTTAGAATTGTTAGGCAAGTCGAGACAGACTTCTCTATTCTAAAGTCCGATAATCTAGTGATAGGTGGCTATGCTTCTATAGAGGTAGTTGACAAGCAAAACGACCTAATAACACTAAAGGCTCTAAATGAGGCTGTAGAGAAATTCATGGAAGACAAGAAGTTCAGGAACGTCATGTCAAATCATTCCAATGTACAGGTTGGAGAGGTAATAGAGTCCTACAGAGATACCAACGGAACTATTCACAAGACCCACGTTGATGACGTTGGGTTCTATGTTGTCATCAAACTAAGAGATGACATAGAGAAGGCCAAGGAAATATCAAGGGGAATCCGAAAGGGAACCCTACGTTCATTCAGCATCGGTGGTCAAGCACTATCGAAGCAGAAGAGGAACAACGACGAGTTTGGGGAGTACAATGAAATCGACAAACTCGAATTACACGAAGTCACAATTTGTGAGAAGGGTATCAACCCGGAAGCCAAATTTGACGTATTGAAAGAAGACAGAGGTGAAAAATTGACTGAAAAGTTGGAAAAAGCCCTTGCTGAACTCAGTACCCTGATGAAAGAGGTTGATGCCCTTTCAAAAGAGGAAATGGACGAGAAGGCCATGATGGATGAAAAAGCCATGATGGACGAGAAGGCCATGATGGACGAGAAAGCAATGGGTGAAGAAGAAGAAAAAGCAGAAGAAGAAATGATGGACATGGAAACGAAAGCAATGGACGACGACACACCACGCGACGAAGGAGATGAAGCAGGTGAGGAAGTTGTAGTTGCAGGGCGACCAGCAGCAACACCAGCGGCATTAGGCCCAGTTGCTAAAGGACTTGAGAGCGGTGACTTCACCACTCTTGACCTATCCATCGAGAACGTAGAGAAGGCGTATGAGCAGTACAAAGCCGAGCAATTGGAGAAACTGGCATACGATTCTCTATCCAAGCAATTCGAGGCTCGATTTGCTGAAGAGATGGATATGAAGAAATCTCTTGCTGAGAAAGCAGAATATGATGCACATGCTGAAGTATCTGCTCTTAAGGAAGAGTTTGCTGAACTACGCAAATCTCTAACAGAGAGGAACGATGCAATCGTCAAGGCAGCAGTGCCTACTCTCCCTGATGAGATACTAAAGTCCGTTGAGAATATCGCTGATTTGTCGTGGGACGACATACACAAGTTGGCGGGGAACTATTGAGGTGAAAAGAAATGAGTGGATATATTAAGACAATGAGTGATTTAGAAAGTTCTTCATACGGACTTAGCGGCGGAGCCGTTGGTAATTCCGTATTGAAGAGTGCCGGATTGGTTGGCGGTTTCGGAACTGCCCACGATGGGGGAACTTCCCTCGCTACTGGCGCAACCGGACTGGCCGACCTTTACAACGTCCTTTATGGACAGAAAGTTTGGTCAATGCTTAACCAAGAGGTTAACGCACTATCTATGGTTGCTAAAAGGCCATACACATCATCAGGATGGAGGGTTCTAAAGAGCCGTCCTCAAGGTGGCAGTGGTTCGTCCTTTAGCGTCACATCCGGCGGAGCAGCAGGTTCAACCTCTCCTGACCCGGCTATTATCGGTGGTGTTCAAGAGAACGCTACTCTAGGTAGCACTGGTTTCGAGGCTCTTGCCCCTGAGTACGACAAACTGTTTGTTAGCCCAAAAACTGTGGCTCACCTGTTTGAGTTTTCAGAACTTGGTATGGAACTTGCCGCCATCGATGACGGTGTAGGCGACATTAGAGCAATTGTCCGTGAGGACATGGGTAAGCATCACGCTGAGTCCCAAAACAAAATGCTTCTAATGCCATTCGAGTTGTATGGTGCTGACACAGATGATAACTCATCACCAACTGATGACCTATCGAAGAACTACACTTCTCTATTGAAGATTGTTTCTTCTGAGGCTGAAGTTGAGGCAATGGCCGCTGCTGGTCTAATCGGTTCATCCGATGACACCATCGAACAGGCTGCTGCTGCAATGAGACAGATATACAGCAAAGCAAGAGGCGCAAGTGGAAACGGATACCTAGACGCTGTTGTTAACTTCGGAAACGGATATGCAGCAGGTGACTCAAGGCTCCTAACTCTAAGCCTACTTAACAGCGTTATCCGTGAAGTGCGTGAGAACGGTGGAAACACCAAGGTCATGCTTACTGGATATGACACTGTTCAGGCTATTGGTGACTTACTACAGTCCCAAGAGAGATTCATGGACAGAAGGGAAATCGTACCAACACACAACGGAGTTCGTGGTGTATCGGGTGCAGAGGTCGGCTTCAGGGTCGCTACCTACTACGACATCCCAATCATTCCATGCAAAGACATGCCCAAGACGGGACAGGGTTCAGGTAAACTCAGCGACATTCTGTTGCTAGACACTGACCACCTATGGCTATCTGTTATGAAACCAACCCAATACTACGAGGATGGTATCACTAACGGAAACCCATTCGGTGTTGGTAAACTCGGAAACCAAGGAATGTACAGGACAATTGCGGAAACCTGCTGTTCATTCTTCAAGGGACAAGCCAAGATTACGAACCTAAAGAGTGCGTGAGGTGATTAGATGACGCATACAGTCACAGTGCTTTCAGACCACAAGGGGTATTCTGCTCCTAGGGCTGTTGGCGATGAGTATGTAGTTGATGCTGTAATAGACATCACATCATACACTGCAAATGGGGAAACCATAACCGCTGCTTCGCTCGGTTTGGGTTCTGTAAGTGCAGTGATAGTGACAGGTCTATCAACAGACACCATCGGTGGTGGATATGCTGTATCTGTCATTGGTGCTGAAACAGGTGCAGGAGCAGCGACAGGAGGACTTTATGCCTCTTCGTCAACGTTCCAAATAAATGCACCAGCAGCATCTAACACTGATAACCTAGGCGAGATTAGAGTTCGAGCCTACGGGAATCTCTAAATAGAACAACGAAAAGTTTAGTCCTGTCCCTCCTTTTTAGGAGGGGCGGGGCTACAACATAATTGTAGGTGCATTTAGATGGTTAAAATTAAACTAAGAGAAAAATCTAGAGATGAACCTTTAATACTCAGAAGAGGCGGAGTGACCTATAGTATCACTTCAACTGAAGAGGTAGATATGCCTCTAGCATATGCCGCATATGTAGTCGGTGATGCTATCACATATCGATTCGATGCATCAGACAAGTCTGATTTGCTCGCTGCCAAGAACGACCTAGAGCGCGTTGTTCTAATGCTTGAGAACGCACCATCATTGGATGCAGTTGTCACCAAACATTTCCCAAAGAAACTTTCCTCGGTAAAAGCAAAGCCAAAGCCAAAGCCTGAAGTGAAGGAAGAGCCTGTTGTAGAGAAGGAGGAACCTGTTGTAGAAGAGGAAAAACCCGCTCCGAAGAAGAGAGGAAGACCCCCTAAGAAAAAGACAGAGGATGCTTCTCCGAAACCCAAAACAAAGAAAACTAAGAAAACCACCACCAAGGAGGAATAGGTATGGCGTGTAATTCCAGTGGGGTAAAAACATCCGATGCAGTAATATCAAGAGAAAGGTGCAAACTAATCAGTGTACATGCTTCAGGCTTCAGTAGCACAGGTACTATCAAACTATTCGACAACACCGCCGGAAGCGGAAAGGAACTCGTAAGGCTTTCATTCGACGCTTCCAAGCAAGTCGCTGTAGAGTATGATATGCATGGGGCCATAGCAAATACTGGCTTGTACTTGGAGATAACCGGTACTGCTGCTGTTTCTGTGGAGTTTGCATAATATGAGTTATAATACATTTGAGGACGATACTCGCCTAGTGATGACAATCCTATTCGTTGGTGCTGTGAGTGGTGTCAACGTATACTTCTTCGCTACATTCGGTGCGGAGTTCCTGACCATATACGGCCCATACACACTAGCAATTCTATTCGGTGTACTAACAGTCGGGGGTATAATGATACTAAAATCCCTATTCGATTTGGTATTGAACGAGTACATCGAGGATTTTCTACTACAAAGAAGCATCAACACCTATTGGGCTAGGAAGGCCAAGGACGAAGAGAACCGCAAGAGGGTACGTGAGTCCATGCGTCAGTATGAAGAGTTCAGGTTCAGGCCGATTCCACAGCAACAACAGTATGTCGATGAGAACGTGATAAATCCGTCCTTCTTGATGACTGAACAGTGAGAACATGCTAGACCAACTATTGATGGGCATCGATGAATCGACTCTCGCATATGACTTGCAGAGAGCGCATTCAGCAGACCTGATGTTCATGAGGTTCAGGTTTTGGTTTTGGGGATTCGTATCCACAGTATGTGGGTTCCTTGTAGGGCATATGATAGCCTTATCAGGAATCAACATTTTTTCAGGAGTATGGGAGGGACTGCTAGACTTTTGGCATCATTTGTTCTGAGGTGTTGAAATGTCGTTGATGGCTGGTTTTGCAATCGTTGTTGTGGAAGCAGTTGGTAAACTATACAGCAAACTACACGCGATAAACTTCGGTGTGTATGGAGCGACTCAGGTTGGTAAGACGACACTACATCATCAATTGAGAACGAGAGGTGATGTTCCTACCATAAAGGAAAGAACCGTTGGGCTGAAGAGAGCAACTAGGAAGTATGTCAAGATAGACGGAAATGCGCATACGGTGAAGACGGCAGATGTAGGTGGAGAGACACTATACTGGGGGGAATGGATAAAGGATATGCGAAAACGCCATGTCAGATACGTCATATTCATGATTGACGACAGGCACTTGAGCAAGCACTATGATATCGAGCAGCAGTTATCATGGTCCTTTCTAGTCGATACGATATGCTCTCCATACTGGGACGTAATAAACAAGAAGGGGAAGAAGAAGACATCTGACTATCCAACAGCAGTAGGTATATGGGCGAACAAGTTCGATTTATGGAAAGACAAGTATCAGTACGAGGACATTGAAAAGCATCCGATATTCAAGGCATTCGAGGGAGGAATAGAGAAACTTAATGAGAAGGGCATCCCCGTTTTCAAATACATAGTGAGTGCCAAGTCCGATTCAAAGATGGTTTATCGAGGAATATTAACGATGATTGATGATTATTGAGGTGAAAAAATGACTATGCAATTTAACCCACAGAGTTTTATTGACGCAAGAACGACGACTGTAGAGCAGAATGCCTTTCTGCCAAGAGACAAACTGGCTCGCGCTCCGGGCAGTGTGATGAAGTATGACTTCAAAGCAGTGAAGCCCAAGAAGCAAATCAAGGAGATAATCAAAGTCCTGATGCCGGAGAAGAAGAGATTCCTGTTCATGAAGTATGGGCATCTGTTCAACATAAAGGACAGATGCGTTGTATGCGGCAGTCACAAGGTATGGGAGGTATCAGACCCATACCGACCCGGAATACCACTACACAAGGTAAGGAAAGGATATCCTATGAAGGGAACCTACTGTGAGAAACATGCTACGATGTACAAACAATACGAGATGCTAGAGCAGCAGATACTAGCAGATGAGCATGGTTTGAGTTTCAGTGCCTATGTCCCATCTCCCAAGAAATTAATATCCTCCGGCCCTCTCAAGACATTAAGGATGGAGGACGTACAATCATTATCTGCTGCTGGATGGACGATAAAACCACCAAGCATGGATTATAGTTCTAGAGAGGAAGAGTTGTATGTTCTGCTGATAGAACAGAAATCAAATACAGAAAGGATACAATCATTACTGAAGGCCGGTACGAAGATAGTGGATGAGGAAGAGGAAGGTGATGAGTAGTGGGTGTATTCGGTACGAGTAATGGTCAGATAGTTAACCAAATCAACGACAGTCAGAATGCGCAGTTCAAGGCTGTGAACAATCTTCTGACGCTACAGGAGAATCATGTCGAGGAATTCTTCGAGTATCACGGTGTTCAATTCCTATCCGCATTTGAACAACTAATCGAGGATGTTGTGGAGAGAGTTGTTTCTCAGCAGTTGAAGAGCCTGAAGTTCAACACGGCATCAACAGGAGAGATAGTCCTACACGCAGATAGCGAAGCAGCATACAACAACGTCAGTGATGCAACACTGCAACTAGACATACAGAACCTATTGGCTGCTGCTGTAAATACCGAGGTCATACT